GTATTACTATCCTTAAAGCAGCGATTGCTTGTGATCCAAAAGTTATGGCTGTAGAAGAAAAACTAGAAGAAGCCTACGCTTATCGTAAAATGATTGAAAGTGTTGCTGAAAATTTAGATCGTGATACCGCCTTGGTAAGTCGTGAACTTACTCGTCGTACATCATTTAATAACGTCAATCGTAATAAAAGCCGGTTTACAACATGATAATTGGAATAGCCGGCTACGCCCAATCAGGCAAAGACACGATCGCTGAGTACCTTTTAAATGAGCATGGGTTTACACGAGTTGCATTTGCTGATGGTATCCGTGAGGCACTCTATGTTTTAAACCCACTTGTAGGTGCCTACACGTTACGCACAGTTGTTGATGCTAACGGCTGGGAAAAAGCAAAACGTAATGTAGAGATACGTCGTTTGTTGCAAGTTCTTGGTACTGAAGTAGGGCGTGACATGCTGGGTGAAATAACTTGGATTAAATATGCTTTAAATAAAATGGTAGACCCTTATAAAAACTATGTCATTACTGATGTGCGTTACGAAAATGAAGCAGACGCTATCCGTGCTAACGGGGGTACTATTTGGCGCGTAAATCGTGGTGGGGTTGGCCCTGTTAACGATCATCCATCAGAAATCAGCATGGACTCATACGACAACTATGATTTTATTTTTAATAATGATTGGGGCATTGAAGATTTGCACCAAACTGTTTTGCAAGAAATTGGAGAACGCGGGGTACTACGATGACCGGACAATATGAGGAAGAATACGAAAAAGTATGGGTACTATGCACTAAGTGCAACCACCTTGTATCTGGAACTATTTATCATGAAGGCGTAGGTAACGTGTGTTACTCATGCCATGTAGATGAGGCTTAAATGGATAACACAGAAATGTTAGAAGCAATAGCCACAGCAGCAAACCGCATGTACGAAGCAATCACGGCTGTACGTGCTTACGCTGCTTCCGCTAAAGAGCATGAGACCTTACTTGGTATGGATGTGTGGGCTGACATTACGGCTATTATTGGAGAAAACCAAGAGTGAAAAAACAAAAGCATTACGGCGATACGCTTAAATGCGTTCCCGTGTACATGGGCATTGACCAGTCGTACACCGGTTTTGCTGTAACGCTTATACCTGTAAACCCTAAAGATGGATCTTATGAAACTTTTGTATATAAAGGTCAAGGTACGGGTATAGATCGAATCATTGACATACAAGACTGGTTACTTGAAATTATTAGAAAATATCAAGTAGTTGATTGTGCTTTGGAATCCCCTGTAAAAATGTCACATTCGGCTTTAATGTCGGGTGAATTATTTGGTGCCGTTCGATTAGTTATTAAAAATGAACTTAATCAATACCCATTACAAGTACCTCCTACTATGGTTAAAAAATACGTAACCGGTAAGGGTACTGGAATACAAAAAAACCAAATGCTATTACAGGTATATAAAACTTGGAATGTCGAATTTGATGACGATAATGCTGCAGATTCTTTTGGTATTGCAAAGATAGTTTCCGGAGAGGCTAAATACGCCTATCAAAAAGATGTTATTAATAAACTACAAGACTTGAAGTTTAGGGACCAACCCCTATAAATAGCCTTTAAAGTTGTTAACGAGGACGGTGCACAACATCGCTAACAACTAGGAAAACTAAATGAGCGCCCAAGAAATTAAGAATACAGAAGAACCTTATCTTCGAGTAAGTGCGGGATCAAACCCGCAGTCTGTTGCTTCTGCAATTGCCCACGCCTTGTACGACAAGCGCGAGGTTAAACTACGCGCAGTTGGAGCAGGCGCTGTAAACCAAGCCGTTAAGGCTATGGCTATTGCTCGAGGCTATGTAGCCCCACGCGGATTAGACCTGACTTGCAAGCCCGGATTTACTACAATTAATAGCAGAGACGGAGACATTTCCGCTATTGTGTTTGCAATTTCTGCAAGTTAAGGCAGACATAAAGCCATAGATTGCCTACCGTGTAATCAAGGCTTATTTGGAAGGAGCCATTCATATGGCTAAAGGTCAAGGAATGCGCCGTCGTAACGGTGAATCCAGCAACATGTATGAGGATAACAGCATGCCATCACGCGCCCACTCAACCCACAGCGAGGCTGTAGCGCAGGCTGCAACATCCGGTAGTCCACGTCTTCCGATTGGTGTTGCTCGCCCAGAACGTGGCACGTTGATGCCTCGTAAGAACGTACAGTCCGAAGATCCAACAATTGCTGATAAGGCTAACCGCCAAAATGTTCTTCAAGAACGTCTAGGTGCTCGTTACGCTATTCAGGTTGGTACCCCAGCAATCCATCCGATTGAAAATGGCCCATCACAGGCTCAGGGTAAGATTCTTCCTTCAGCAATTAAGCGCTAATTAACATGGCTTTCGGGTCTCTTTCTGGTTCCATGTTTGGTGGTTCGGAAGTTAACTTCGGCCATGCCGCGCCAACCATTGGTGAAGGCAACGTCTCGGTGTCTAATTCCACAGGTGAAGCACACCCACATTACCAAGGGCCTAGATCCGTACTTTCGTACCGTAATGACACCAACTCTTCTTTTGGTCGTAGCACCGCTTGGTCTGTTCCACGAGGACAAGGTACCCCGATGTCATACTCCAGTAAAACTGCGGGAAGCGTTTTTAATTTCGACTAAATGTGTTGCTCTTAAGTTTGCACTTTTGTAGGTCATCCTGTAGTCTTTATGCAGTTCCAACTGATGGAGGACTGCATATGTCTATGTTCGCGGAAGTGCTGGAAAAACTCCAGACCCCTGAACCAAGAAAGAAATGCAAGATTGGTCGCTGGCTTGATACTTTGAGCGAGAATGACCGTAAAGACGCTGACGCTATTTTTACACTTGATATTGGTGAAATGCGTTTGACTAAAGCAATTAACCAATTTATTTCAGTAAGTCGCGATACAGTTCGCACACACCGTGATTTGAGGTGCGGATGTCATCGTTAAGCGATGCCCGTAAAGGGTTAGAACAAGACTCAATTAATGACTCCGTATCAGCCTTGCTTAAAAAACATGGGCTTGATCCTGAAGAAGTTGGTAAAGTAGAAAAAGTAAAAGTATCTAACTACCAGTCTTTAACCAAAGACTCTGAGGGTGAAGCAACTATTCACGACCTTGAAGCGGTATCGGTTATCATTTCACCTGCGTGGGAATCAGGACCACAATGGCCTGTTGTACAACCTGCCCCACCTATCGTAGTTAAAGCACCAGCAAAGCCTAAGAAAACACCCGCCCTCATTGGTGGTTGGAAAACTGCTGTTGTATTGCCTGATCCACAAATTGGTTATCGAAAGTTTGATGACGCTGACCTTGACCCTTTTCATGACGAAAAAGCAATGGATGTTGCTATACAGATTATTAATGCAGAGGAACATGAGAACGGCGTATCTCAAGTAGTCAATCTTGGTGATTTTCTTGATCTTCCAGCACAAGGCAAGTACGAACAAGAAGCCTCATTTGCATTTACCACACAGCATGCGATTGACCGCGGCAGTTTGTTTCTTGCGGAACAACGTGCTGCTGCTCCAAACGCAAAGGTTGTGGTACTTGAAGGTAATCACGACCGTCGTATGCAGAAGTTTGTGCAGGCAAATGCGCTGTCAGCCTTTGGGTTGAAACGTGCTAATGCCCCAGAGTCGTGGCCTGTAATGTCACTGCCTTATTTGCTTCGTCTGGATGAGATTGATGTTGAGTACATTGATGCTTACCCAGCAGGTATGTGGTGGATTAACGATAAGTTGCGTGCTATTCATGGCGATAAAGTTAACTCAGGTGGTTCTACCGCTATGAAATACACCAACGAAATGCCTCACATTTCAACTATCTTTGGGCATATTCACCGCCAAGAAATACAATCAAAGACTACGTTTGACCGTGAAGGAAAGATCAAGGTCATGGCAATTAGTCCGGGTTGTTTGTGTCGTGTAGACGGTCATGTTCCTAGCGTTAAAGGCTCTGTAGATTCACACGGTAAGCCTGTTACTTATTGGGAGAACTGGCAACAGGGAGTGGCAGTCGTTCAGTACAAAGACGAAGGTTCATTCCACGTGGATTTGGTCCACATTGACGAAGGAAAAACCCTTTATAAGGGTCAAGAATTCATCGCTAAATAAAAAACTAACTAAGAGGGCTCACCGTAATGGTGGGCCCTTTTGGCATTACAAAGGACAAATAATAAAGGAAAATGAAAACATGAGTGCCAAAAACCTTTCATCGCAACAAATGGCCGACTACGTCTCTAAAAATGAGGGCGGTAGTTTTGATTGGCATACAGGTACACCCGCTTCAGGTCCCGGTTTTATGGTTGCTAAAGAAGGCGCAGAATACCCTATTGAAGGTAGTTTATCTGCAAGCACTATTGACGAGTTTAAAGAAGAGCATGGGGATTTGGCTGCAGCAACAAAAGGCGCTCATTTAGGTGTTTGGGGCAGTGAAAATCCAACACTAGATATTTCTATGAAAGTTAGTAACCATAATCAAGCGAAGTCTGTTGGTCGTAAAAACCGACAAGAAGCAGCATACGCACTTCCGGGAACTTCTGTTGCTCCAAACGTAACTCTACCAAAGGGTGGCGATGTGCTGCTTAATACCTCGGATCTTGGTAAGAATGACGTAGACAAAGAATACCGCTCAACAGGAAAATCCCTTTCAAAGAACGAATATCAAAACCCTGACTGGGATGAAGTTGGTGGAACACAAGAAGGCAAGCCAGTAACATACGGAGATGTACTTCGCACAATTAACCGCAACCGTGTAAACCGCCAACGCGGGGTATAACTGATGGCTACCGGACCTAATAACTGGACACCGCAACAAAACTGGCAGAACATTGGCGGTAGCGGTTTCCAAGGGACGTACACTAATTATGGTGGCGGTGGCGGCCTTCCCGTTGCACGTTCAGACCTTGACTTTCAGCGCATGGGTACAGCCCAAGCACCTCAAGCAGAGTATCCAGATGGATACCTAGGGACAATTCGATCACGTCGTGACGACCGCCTTCTAGACTCGATGAAGACCCGCGTAGGTCAAAAGTCTTATCAGCGCGGTGTTCACAAAGGTGAACGCATTGATGTTAGTGAATACTTGTGGCCAGATAACTTCCAGCCGGACGCCGGTTTGAAACGAGCAGCACGCGCAAAGAAAATGGGTAACGTATTAATGGCAACTCGTTTTGCGCCAGACCCATTGCTTACACCCGCACCCCACCTTGTTAATGACGGCAAGGCTAATTTACGTGCTAATGAACCGGGCGAAATTAACGAGAAGCGAGCAAAGCAATTTGATCGCATGAAGCCAAGTTGGAGATAAACAATGGCATCTAACCCCCGTAACCCTAAAATTGAAGGAAAAGCCGCTCAATTGTCTGACTTTAGTCCAGCAGGACGTAAAGTAGCAGAACAACTTGCTTTTACAGACCTAGGCTCTATGGCAACTCGTGCTCCTCAAGTGCTTGCTAGTGATGATGCTGCAAAACTTGCAGGAAAAGTAGGCATGAAACCTATGGACCGTCAAGCAGTAGAGACTGCATTACCTTATTTAAAAGACAAAAAAGTAACAGTTAATAGTGCCGCTAATAATCGAGTTAGTTTTTTTGAAAAAGCCGCTCAAACTGAATCACCCATAACCACACAAATTCAAAAGTATCTTCCAACTACTCTTGAAGATGGTTCTATAGATTCAGGGGTTCGTTCAGTCCCAGAAAGTGGTCTTGCAGGTGCTGGGTGGTATTTTAAACATCACAAAGACATTGCTGATGCCGCAAAAACACACGGGTTTGATACAAATAGAGCCATTACTGCTTCAGCAATAATGTCCCCACAAAACTCACCTAATAATGAAAAAGAAGCCGTAAGTGCTTTAATGCAAGCCCATCATGGCACGGTAACTATTCCTCAACATCTTGCTCCAGTTATAAATGCAAAAATGTCTCCAGAAAGTCAATTGCATCCATCTCAAGTTGGGTTGCCTGTTTCTGTTCGTGATTTGCATCCAGACATTATTGCTCATTTAAGTACTGCAAATATACGTGATCAAATTGGCACAGATAATGTTGACCTAAAAGCAATTGCTAAAGGTAAAACTAAAATTAACATTTCTAAAGCCATTTCAGTATTGCGGGGGCATATTAGCGAAGAAGACGCTATTAATCCGCATAATGCTCCAAAAATCCATTCTTATCGAAACGCTATTAGAGATGCCGTTCCTAATAGCCCCGAGCACTCTGAGTACATGTTAAGAGCAGCCCATTTAGCAGATGTTGCTAGTGGAAACCAACTAGTTGGTCAACAAATGATTGACTACCATGGTTTGCGTGATAGCCGTGAGGGAATGTTATCTCCTACACGAAATACTGCTGAAGATACATGGATGAACAGCATTAGCCATGGACAAACAAACGAAACTGTTCCGGGAACTCCAACCAATGTCATGAAGACCGCTGGAACATTGCTAGGTTACACAGGATCAAAAACACGCAACGGAGCCTTAGTCGACCCAGACTCACGCTTGGACAAAAAAGCAATTCAACACGCTGTAAATAACGCTGCAACCGTTAAAGCCAGCGAAAAACTTGAGAAAAAATACAATACAGGGTTTGCTGTTCCTTCGGTTATGGTTCAAGAGGTTCCTTGGACGCAGGCTCGGCGTGAAGGTAACAAAGACCCTGAATTCAATAAAGCACAAACCGCTATTGCTAAAACACAAGCCCCAGCACAAACTCCCAAAACAAGCCGAAAAGGTAGTTTTGTACAAGGCACTTTCCCGGGAATGTAAATGGCTAATACACCAGATGGTGTGTATGACCACACCAAGCCATGGCGTCCGCCATTAAAGCCGGATCCAGTTGCACCTCGCTGGTCCTACCTCGGACCCTTTGCATCTAATGAAGAGCGTTTAACACAGCAAGCCTTGATGGTAGCGGCAATTCCCGGATCGCAAATTCAAAAAATGGTGCGCCCACCATTACCTCAAATTCAGTTATTCCCACCTCGTTTTGGGTATAACAACACGGTTCGTGGTATTCGCGACATCATTGACCTAGACCGCAGTTACACTGAGCCACGAGTTTCGTGGTTCTCAGGTGGTCCAGCCGGTTACTCCGGTACTTCTCGCAATGATTTAGGTGGTGTGTAATGGACGACGGTGACGGTTCTTTCACAATGGAATTACAGGCAGGTCAAATTGCTCAAAATACTATGCATTACAATGGTTCACGCCCATGCCCAACTTGTGGCGTAGTTTTAAACCCAGTGGCATTTGCATACAATGGTATGTGTATTAACTGCAAAGATGCCCAAAATACGGCTAGAATAAACAGTAGGATGGCATGATGAGTAAGGACCAAATCTGATGGCAGTAAACACTAGCCGTTATATGAACATTTCGTTGAACGATGGCGCAACTGACGGCAAGTACCGCAAGGTGCGCCCAGACACAGAGCCAGTACCGGGCCAAGGTGACGAAAAGACAATGGCA